AGTGCTGGACGACCTGCGAGCGCACTAATGACCGACGACCGCCTGAGCTACCTGCTGGATGTCTGGCGCGAGTGGATCAGGCAAACGGATCATCGGCACGAGCTGGGCTACCCGTCAACGGCTGCGGGCATCCGGTATCGCGGCGGCACGGATTTCGAGACGATGGCCGACAGCATGGATATGACGCACGCGCTGGCCGTGGATGCGGCAATCGACAGCCTGGAGCCGCTAGAGCGCAGGGCCGTGCACCACGTCCTTATCCGTAGTCAGTGGGCCAGCAGCATTCCGCTGCAAGACGTATTTGCTCGAGCACGCGACATGCTCAAGATCACGCTAAACCGACGAGGGATCGAATGACGGACATGGAATTGCTGGAGCTTGCGGCTAAAGCGGCGGGAATTAAGTTGCTGCAATGGGTAGACAAATGGGACGGGGATTGTCCCGCATTTGCAGGCTATCAAATGACGGATGGTGAACCTTGGAATCCACTTGCCGATGACGGTGATGCATTGCGGTTGGCGGTAAAACTGGCAATAGACGTGTACTTTTTTGTTGACCAGCAGGCAAAGTTTCCTTGGGTAGGAACATCAAGCGGACCACCTGATTTTAATAGCCCGACGCTTGGTCGAGATCAAGCGCTTGGAGAATATCCTGAAGCTGATACGCGCCGAGCGATTGTTGCTTGCGCTGCCGAAATTGGACGAAAAATGCCATGAAGACATACCGAGATTGGTATACCACCGCAGAGGTGGCCGCGCTGGCTGGTGTTAAGCCCGCAACGATTCACAGATCCTTGAGCGACAAACGTGCATACGCAGGCATGGTCCCGACGAAAAGTCACAACGGCGTTTTGCAATGGGACAAAGACGCGGTTATTGACGCGCTGAAGCCAAAAACATATGCATTTGCATAGAAACGTATAGAAACGTCTGTATTCCCGCAAAGGTTGATTAGCCGGAGAATTTGGGTCGGGAAGGTGTCTTCGCTTTCCCCTGTTTGTCTCCTCCTCCTGTATTGCTTGCGCCCGACTTGGGCGCTTTTTTTTGGCCGATTACCGAAATGGCTGCTCGACTAAATCCTCGCCACACCGAGCTGGTTCGGCAAAAGATCCAGGCGGGCAACATTATTCATCGCCTGACGCAGCACGTTAATGGGGAAGTGGATATGTCCAGCACGCAAGTTACTGCGGCGCTTGGATTATTGGATAGATCAGTTCCGAAATTGCAAGCTATTCAGCACGTTGGTGACGAAGAAGGCGGGCCGATAAAGCACGTTTTTGCGTGGGCAAACCAACAAGAGTCGTAATCCCGTATGCGCCAAGACCGGCATTTATGCCGTTTCATCAGCGCAGCCAGCGATGGGCCGTCATGGTCTGCCATCGTCGAGCAGGCAAAACGGTTGCGTGCATCAACGACTTGTTGCGCAGTGCGCTGACGACGACCAAGCAGGAATGGCGCGGCGCTTACGTTGCGCCTTTCTACAGCCAAGCCAAAGACGTGGCGTGGACGTATCTACGGCGCTTTGCAGGCGTGGTGCCAGGCGTCAAGTTTCACGAGAGCGAGCTGTACGCCGAGTTTCCAAACGGCGCACGCATCCGGCTTTACGGCGCAGATAACGCGCATGTGCGATTGCGCGGCATCTACCTGGACGATGTGATTCTTGACGAGTACGCCGATCACGCGCCTGGCATTTGGGGCGAAGTCATTCGTCCGCTGCTGGCTGACAGGTTGGGCCGAGCGACATTTATCGGCACGCCGAAAGGGCACAACAGTTTCTACAAGCTGGTCAACGACGCGGTTAATGACCCGGATTGGTATCGGCTGATTCTGAAGGCCAGCGAGTCGGGTATCGTTGCGGAAACGGAGCTGTACGCCGCTGCGTCGCAGATGACTGAAGACCAGTACGCGCAGGAGTTCGAGTGTAGCTTCGAGGCCACGATAGCCGGTGCGGTGTATGGCAAGTGGCTGGAGAAAGCCACGCAAGCCGGTCGCATTACCCAGGTGGACGCAGATCCTGCGCTGGCCGTGCATACCGCGTGGGACTTGGGTTTCGGCGATAGCACGGTGATCTGGTGGTTCCAGCTTGTTGGCGGGCCGCGCCCTGAAGTGCGCGTTATTGACCACTACGAAGCGCACGGCCACGACATCACGCATTACTGCGACGTGCTGAAAGATCGGGCTTACAAGTACGACGGCGGTCGGCATTACGTTCCGCACGACGCTGCCAACAAGTTGCTGGCGTCTGGTGGCCGCAGCATTGTGCAGCTCGCGTGGGCCGAGGGCGTGAAGATGACCGTTGTCGGCGCGACATCGCAAGAGAATCAGATCAGCGCTGCACGCAAGACGCTGGAGTGCGCGTGGTTTGACGCTGAGAAGTGCGCTAACGGCATCGAAGCCTTACGCAATTATCAGTATGAATTCGACGACCGTCTGAAGACTTTCAAACCGAAACCGCGGCACGACTGGTCAAGCCATTCGGCTGACGCATTCGAGATCATTGGGCAGGTTTGGCAGCCGCCTAAGCCGCCAGTACAAGACGTAAAACCGCGCTTTCTCCACGAGATGAAAGCGTCCGAAATATTTTGGCCCGAGGAATCTGGCCTGCAAACACGCGAGCGTATTTAAATGGCAATCGGCAACCTTTCGGTCGGCAACGCAAAGCCAATCACCGCATCCGCTAACATCAAATCGTCGCAGGGCGCAATGCTCGGCATCTTTTGCTCGAGCAGCACCAGCGGCACGATCACGCTTTACGACGACGCCGCAACTGGCACGAGCACCGCAATCGCTGCGGTCTTCAACGTCACCGCAGGCACCTACTACCCTCTGCCGGTCGCATTTGGCAACGGCTTGTACGTCGTCGTTGGCGGCACCGCAGCGGTCACGGTTGTGCTGGTCTAATGGCCGACGACACGGACGATTACAGCGGCGGGCAACCGACCGCTGACGGCGCGAGCGGGTACGACGGCGCAGGACTTGTTGCGCGTTGGACGGCTGAAATTCGGATGTACGAGCGGGCCGCGACTGGCTGGGAAGGTCGCAGCAAAAAGCTAATTAAGCGGTACAAGGACGAGCGCGGCATTAGAGACGGCGCAGGCGTGCGCTACAACGTGTTGTGGAGCAACGTGCAGACGTTGTTGCCGGCCATCTACGCTCGCCAGCCCAAGCCAGACATCGAAAGGCGTTTTAAAGACGCCGACAAAGTTGGACGCTATGCGTCTCAGGTGCTAGAGCGCTGCGTTGATTACTTCGTGCAGCAGGATGGATTCAACGCCACCGTGCGCCAAGCGGTGCTCGACTACCTGCTGCCGGGCAGGGGCACGACGTGGGTGCGTTACGCGCCGCGAATGCAGCAAGTGCCTGCGCCTGGTGACGAAGTAGGACAGGGCGGGCAAGTCTCAGACGATGTGCAAGATCCCGAGACGCTTGAGATGGTGGAGTTTGAGGACGTGGTGACCGACTACGTTCACTGGTCTGACTTCGGCCACACCGTTGCCCGCACATGGGAAGAAGTGCGCTGCGTTTGGCGGCGCGTCTATCTCACGCGCGAGGAGCTGCGCAAGCGATTCGGTGAAGTGGGCGACAAGGTGCCGCTTGACTATTCCCCGCGTGGCGTCAACGACGAGAAGATCCCCAACGCATCTCGCAAGGCTTGCGTTTACGAGATTTGGGACAAGGCCGAGCGTCGGGCGATGTGGATCCACAAGGATTTTCCCGAGCCGCTAGACGTGCGCGACGACCCGCTGCGCTTGCCAGACTTCTGGCCGTGCCCGCGTCCGCTGCTTGCAAACCTAGCTAACGATTCGTGCATCCCGACGCCGGATTACGTCCAGTACCAGGATCAGGCGTCCGAGCTGGACAACATCACCGAGCGCATCGGCGCACTCACCAAGTCCATCAAAGTTGCAGGCGTTTACGACGCAAGCGTGCCGGGCTTGGCTCGCATCCTGAGTGAAGGCATTGAAAACAAGCTGATCCCGGTTGAGAGCTGGTCAATGTTTGCCGAGAAGGGCGGGCTAAAGGGCGCTGTCGACTTGCTGCCGCTGCAAGACGTGGTGAATGCGCTGCTGGCGCTGCACGAAGCACGCGAGAAGGTAAAGCAAGACCTGTACGAAATTACGGGCTTGAGCGACATCATCCGAGGCGCAACGAAGGCGGCCGAGACGGCCACCGCGCAGCAGATCAAGGGCCAGTTTGCCAGCCTACGATTGAGCGACCGCCAGGCCGAGATCCAGCGCTTCGTGCGCGAGCTGGTGCGCATCACCGCCGTCATCATCGCCGAGCATTTCAGCTTGGAAACGATCCGCAAGATCAGCGGCGTGCGGATGTTCTCGGCGCAGGAAAAGCAGCAGTTGCAGATGATGCAGCAGCAGGGCGCACCGATGCCGACAGGCATGGAGCCTGACGAGTTGCAGCAGATGATGGACGCGCCGACGTGGGAGGAGGTCGAAGCCCTGTTGCGCGATGACGCTGCCCGAGCATTCCGCATTGACATCGAAACCGACAGCACGATCAAGGCTGACGAGGAAGCGGAGAAAGCAAGCCGCATCGAGTTCCTGCAAGCCGCAGGCCAGTTCCTGCAACAGACGGTCGCCGCAGGAATGCAGACGCCGACGTTGACGCCGCTGTTGGCGCAGATGCTGATGTTTGGCGTGCGCGGGTTCAAGGCTGGCAAGGAGTTGGAAGGGGCTTTTGAGTCGGCGATGCGCAAGCTGGAGCAACAGGCCGCGCAGCCGCAAGAGCCGAAACCCGATCCCGAGATGCTCAAGATCCAGGCGCAACAGCAGGCCGCGCAGCAGCAGATGCAGATCGACCGCGAGCGCAATGCGATGGAAGCCATGCGCGACAAAGAGCGCACCGACGCCAACATGCGCATTGAGCAGATGAAGCATCAGATGAGCAATGCGTTTGACGAGTGGAAGGCGAAGCTAGACGCCGAGACGAAGATTGTCGTCGCCGCTATCCAGTCAAAAGCGCAGCCGTCAGCAGCCGGGCCAGATGAGGCGATGGAAATGGCTATGCAAGGCGGCCAGCCGTTCGCTAGTGCG